GTGGTTGTGAATTAGAACACTGGAGAGAACCCTTTGAGGGTGATAGTTGTGGTCAGGTATTTTTACACTATAATGATATGAATGGACCTTACGGAACTAAATGTTTGTTTGACGGAAGACCTAAATTAGGCGTACCTAAACTTCAATGAAGATAGAAGATTATATAATAGTGCAAAACACCATACCTAAAAATGTGTGTAAAGAAATTATTGATGAGTGTAATACTAAACGCTGGGTTAAACATCAATGGAATAATTATACAACAGGCACTAATACATCTTACAAAACAAAAGAATTAGATGTGATGTCCTCTACATTAAATCAACAAAACAAACTTAAACTACCCATCGCAAAAGCACTAGATGAATATCAAAGACTATGTTCTTGGGAAGGTGAGAAAACAGGTAGTCAATGGCTGAGTAATTATTCTACGATTCGTTTCAATAGATATGAGATAGGAACCAAGATGAGAAAGCATTACGACCACATACATAGTATATTTGATGGTAAGAAAAGAGGCGTGCCACTAGTATCAATTGTTGGTAATCTAAACGAAGAATATGAAGGTTCAGAATTTACTTGTAGAGATACTACAATCAAACTAAAAACAGGAGACATATTAATGTTTCCTTCTAATTTTATGTATCCTCACGAGGTAACAGAGTGTACAAAAGGCACTAGATATTCGTTTGTAAGTTGGGCGTTTTAAATATATTATAAATATAAGAAAACGATTAACGGGACTTGAATAATGGCAATGATACAGAATATCACGATAGATCAAGATTGTGATTTTACAGAAACATTAACTATCAAAGATTCAACAGGAACAGTTGTAGATTTAAGTAGCGAAACGATAACGTCTAGTATGAGGAAAACGCACTTATCTACCACGGCTTATTCTTTTACAACTGCTAAAGTAAGTGCCACTGATGGTACTTGCACCATTACTATGACAGACGCTGTGACTACAACTCTTGCTGAAGGAAGATATGTTTGGGATTTAACAACAACAGATTCATCTGGTCTAATCACTAGAAGAATTGAAGGAAGAGCAACTGTCACACCAAGCGTGACTAGATCGTAGTATGTCAATAAAACTATCACAAGTAGCAGGCGATTTAGAAATAGATGTAGATATAGAGAAAAAGATAACTCAACTACAAGAAGCAAAATTAGCAGGTGAGATAGAGAGACCAGAACAACTATCTATTGATCCTGAAAAACAATTAACAGAATGGCATTTAGAAAAAGGTTTAAAAACTTTTCTTGCAAATGTAGAATTTGAAAAAGAAGATTTAAGTAAAAAGATAGAAGAAGAAGACGCCAAAATAAAAGCACTAGAAGAATTATTTGGTGGTCTAACTAAAAGAAAAGAAGATGAATTAAATAATGCTCAGGCAATATCTGAAACTGTTTTTAACGAATTATCTGAAGATGAGAAAAAAGAAAGAGAAAAAATAAGATTAAAAGCTTTAGGTGAATTATTTGAAAAGAAAGTTATAGAAGAAAAGATAGAAGAAGAAAAAGAAAAACAAAAAAGGTTAGAAGAAGAAAGAAAACAACAACTACTAATTGATAGTGGTTTAGAAAAACCAAAAGTAGAAATTGATTCTAAAATTTTAGAGGCACAAAAATTAGTAGAAGAAAAATATGGACAAGCAGGTGCAAAAGCATTACAAGGTTTAATGAATGCTTCTGCTAAAGAAATAGAACCTGATCCTGAGATAGTTGACAAAGTTTTAAGTCATATTTCAGAAATGAAAGTTGCCAATGAATTAGAAAAAGACAAGATGAAGTCTTTAAAATCCATTGACACTTTAGAAAAACTAACACAAGAGTTTTTAAACTTTAAAAATTTAACATCTATTCAACTATCAACTGCTGGTGGTGGACTAGATACAAACAAAATATCTGCTGATTTATTACCTACAACATCAGGCACATTTGATTTAGGTTCGGCAGAAAGACCGTGGCGTAAATTATTCTTAACTGGTGGCACACTAATTATAGGTGACGCTGAGATATCTAGTAGTGAGATCGCACAGTTAGATGGTGTCACAGCAGGAACAGCCGCTGCTAGTAAAGCAGTTGTTCTTGATAGCTCAACTAATATAACAGGTCTTAACTCGGTAGGTATGACGACTTTATCACTAGGTGGTACAGCAGTGACTGCTACTGCAGCTGAAATAAATATTATGGATGGCGTCACAGCAACTGCAACAGAGATTAACTTATTAGATGGTGTCACAGCAACTACTGCTGAAATAAATCATTTAGATGGTGTGACAGGAAATATACAAACGCAAATAGACGCAAATACAACACTTGCAAATGCAGGTGCGTCTAAAGCCTTTGCGATTGCACAAGCAGTAGCATTAGGATAAATAAATAGTATTATAGGAAAAAATTATGGCTAGACCAAACACAAGAGCAACATTTAAAGAGTATTGCCTAAGAAATTTAGGTAAACCTGTAATCGATATAAATGTTGACGAAGATCAAATAGAAGATAGAATAGACGAAGCAATACAATATTTTTCTCAATATCATACTGACGGCGTTGAGAGAATGTATTTAAAATACAAAGTGACTGCTGATGACAAAGTTAGATTAAGAAAAAATAATGATTTTACTGTTTTTGAACCAGGCACTTATGCTGATAATATAGAATTAGAAACTGCTACAAATACAGACTCACCTGGTGATTTAATCGGAGAAGATGGTCACGCTATACACCTAGAAGGTTCAAACCTAGTATCAACAAAATACGAAGAAAATCAAAACTATTTGGTAATACCAGATTCTGTTTTGAGCGTAATAAATGTTTTCCCTTTATCTGACAGAGCAAACTTAAATATGTTTGACGTTAGATATCAATTAAGATTAAATGATTTATATGATTTTTCATCAACGAGTATTGTTCATTATGAAATGACAATGAGACATTTAGATTTTTTAGATCACATATTGGTGGGAGAAAAACCAATTAGATTTAACACATTATCAAATAGATTATATATTGATATGGATTGGGCAGAGGATATAGACACCGATGAATATTTAATTATAGAGTGTTATAGACAGTTAGATCCAACACAACATACAAGAATGTTTGATGATATATATTTAAAGAGATATGCAACTACTCTAATCAAAAGACAATGGGGACAAAACTTATCTAAATTTAATGGTACAGCAATGTTAGGTGGAGTGACGCTTAATGGACCTGAATTGTTTTCTACAGCAATACAAGAGCAACAAAAAATAGAAGAAGAAATAAGATTAAGTTTTGAGGAACCTCCTCACATAATGCAAGGATAAAAATTAAATGCCAACAAATGTTTATTTTGACACTGGCACAACTTCAGAACAGAGACTATACGAAGATTTAATAATAGAACAACTGAAGATATATGGCCAAGATGTTTATTATTTGCCACGAAAACTGGCAAACAAAGATACTATATTTGGCGAGGACCCAGCTTCATCTTTTGATGACTCTTACATAATAGAAATGTATGTTGATAATACAGATGGCTACATGGGTGAGCAAGAGATAATTAAAAAGTTTGGCCTAGAGTTGAGAGATGATATTAGATTTACTCTATCTAAATTGAGATGGGAACAACTAGTTAAAAATAATAGTGATCTAGTTGTTGAAAGGCCACAAGAAGGTGATCTAGTTTATTTCCCTACAACAAAAGCATTTTTTGAAATACAATTTGTTGAACACGAACAACCGTTTTATCAACAAAGTGCTTTACCTGTTTATAAGTTATCTTGTACTCGTTGGGAATACAGCTCAGAGAGACTTGATACTGGTGTCACAGCGATTGATAAAGTTGAAGATGAACTATCAACTGATACTATGAACTTCCAGTTTACGTTAGAAGCAGAGACAGGATCAATTGTATTAGAAAGTGACATAGGCGAAACTAACTACTTGATAAATGAAAGCTTTACAATGGCAACTCAACAACCTGTTGACACAGGAAAAGCTTTTGAAGATAAAGCAGGAACAACAACATCATCTACTAGTGATGACATATTAGATTTTAGCGAAAGAAATCCTTTCGGGGAAG